TGCTTCCATTAAAATCAAAGATACCTGAATCAGACCAAGTAACATTACTAATAATCGCATCATTTCCATTTCCACTAACATCGTACCAAACATTACCGCTTCCATTGTATGAATTTGAATCGGCTGCATCTAGTGATAGAATTAGGCTTGGGTCTGATTCTACTTCTTGAATTAAAAGTTTTTCAGTTAATGCCATTTAGTTAGTTTCTAAATTGATACTATATTTTAAAACAGAAACCTTTGTCGTGAGTGCATTTATTTCGCCTTCTTTAGTTGCTACATCTGTTCTTATTGCATCTCTTTCGGCTTGTATATCTGAAGGGATATCAGTACCGTTTTCAGCCTTTCTGATAGCGTACCAATCTGTACTTGATAGCTTATCGTAAGCAAAAGATTTAAGCTCTTTAATTCGTCTCGTTTTAAGCTCTGCAACCGTTTCACTTATTGTTTTGTCGTTTACATCGTAAACAAATGCGTTTTGTTCTTCGTCAAAATGTAGATTGTTAATTTCTTGAATTACTGGGTCATAATCAGGTGTAATAACATCAAAGAAACCTTCTGTTTCTAGTTCTTCAGTTGTTGCATTATGGAATCCACCTATATAATGCTTTGTTCCTTTCCATACGCTAGGTATTCTTGAATACTTAACTACTTTTCCGCTTTCTAATCTTGCTTTCATATTATGTTGCAGGTTGTGAGATTTGATACCAAGCTTCAGTTGTTGAAACAAACTTGATTTGAATTAAATTTTTTACTCCAGAAGCATCTGAATAAGTACCTCCTATTCTATTAAATGTAATTGATGTTGTGTCGAATGCAGTTGTATAACTTCCTCCACTTCCAGTAATCACTAAACTTTTAACATCTCCTAAAGAAACATTAGTAAAACTATAAGTATGTGAAGCAGCAGCAGTGATTGTAAATACATCTCCTAATGAAGCGTTTACTGTTACTGTTGCACTAGTATTATCTAATGCACTTGAGGCAGTATATTCAGCTCCTAGCTTTGCATTTGTTACTGAGTCATCTGTTAAGAACTTGTTTGTTGAACCTTGAGTTATAACATCCGTAGTGAATGTTGTCGTAGCCATTACACCTTGCTCAGAGTATGTCTCTCCGTACATATCCGCAAACATTTTCTTTACCTTTATGAAAGCACCTCTAAGTGTATCTCCGTCATTGGAGTTAGATGAAGTTCCTACTACTAAATTTTCTGATGCCATAATTTACTTATTAATGATTTTTTCTATTTGTATATTATTTCCTAACTCATTATTATTCTTTCTAATATAACTGGAAAGTCTTATTTCGTTCTTCTCCTTGACCTTATATTGACCAACTTTTTTACGCTGATTTATATTACCCATGATGTATATAATGTATCTTTATCTGGATAAATGTCATCATTATTATTTGTAAAATACTCAGGAAATTTACCTGAAGCATTGTAATTCATATATTCTACAAATCTATTGGCATAATACTCAGCATAATCCTTTTCTTTAGCAACCAAGAAATCTACCTCAGACTTCTGTGCATTCTCACTATTTTCACTATTATGCTTATGGACTCCACTATTTGATACAGTATATGCAGCATAAGGCAAATACTCAGCCATAGCAAAATGAATTAACATAGGCACAATGTAATCATTCTTTAGTGCCAAGTAGTCTCCAGTTAAATTACTTGCAACTATATCAGAACTTATCTTATCATATAAATCTGTTCCTAGATAGTTTCTTACATGAATCTCTTGTGCCAATTTAATGAATTGTATAAATTTATCAGTATCAACACTACCACTCATAGCAGTGTTTTTAACTAAGTCCTTCCTTGTTATAAATAGTGCTGTTGCCATTATTCTTCTATTTGTTCTTCTACTTCTCCCTCTACAGTGTCCTCTATAGCCTTTTTAACGCCTGTTTCCTTCTCTATCTCTTGCTCATTGATAGCATTAGTCAAATCAGTAAATTCAAGCGGCTGTAAGGTCTTAAAATATACGTCTAACTCTATACCGTTATATTCTAATATCTTTTCTAGCTCATCTATGATAGTAACCTGCATAGGTCTAATAACTGTATTATCCATAAGTAAAGACGCTGTTTGTAATTCATCAGCATTATTACCTAAACCAGAATTATCCTTAATTCCTACCAACATTGGAGAAACTATTCTATGGGATACCATTACTTTCTTCATGCTTTCATCAGACAAGAATTGGTATTGTTGATGGGCATCGTTTAGGATTACTGGTTCTATAGTTGCAGAAAGTTCCTTGCTATCGTTAAAAGCCAAGATAAATTTTCCTGCATTTGAACTGCCACTAAACTTTTCGTATATAGCTCTTTCAATCTCATCACGCTGCTCCTTGTCAGGTGTGCCATTATTAAAATTGATAAGCATACTCGGCTGTAGACCGTTCTGAATATTGTTAATATGATAGTTTGCAATTTCTTCTTCTAATTCTGAGTATTGTAATCCCCCTTGATAATCTACAGGAGAGTAGTAATAAAACCCTGCTCTATATGGTCTAATGTAAAGGAGTTCTATTGAATCTTTACTTGTCCCGAATGCTGAAATTCTTTTAGGAGTCTCGCTTCGCTTCATTTCACTCCAGTCTGGATGGTAGTAGTATCCTTTTATCTCTCCGTTTTTAGACTTCTCAGCTCTTAGCGTTTCGATTGGCATATGTTCTACTTGAACTATCTTAGAGCGGTCTTTGCTATATATAACTTGTATAGCAGCTTGACCCATCATTTTATAGTCATAACAAACCTTCTTTATACAGTCCTTTCTAAATATACTCTTCATTTCAGCATACTCAATAGGCTTAGACTCACTATCTGTGGCATCTAAACCTCTTCCGTATATCATTTCAGCAATACCATTTATAGCTGCATTGTTAGTTGGAGAGCCATTGTATCTATCTATAAGATATTGAAAGTAGTCATTATCCTCTCCGTAAGCAACCCAGTTGTTTCTAGTATCTTCAACCACTTGAGGGGATGAGTACGAACTAAGGTTAAGAACGTGGATACTATCCTTTACCTTTTTTACTTCTCTCTTATTCGGTATTCTTCTAGCCATTATGCAAAAATATAATCGTTATCATAAGTATCATCTGAGACATATTCGTCTTTATTTACAAAGTACTTATCTAAATCTGTTTGATTGGTACAGAATATTAAACCTCTATAGATGACTTCTAAGCCATCTTTTACCTTGAAGCTATAGGATACCCCCTCAGTAAGAGAGAAAGTGCCTGTAAGCTTAGTATATTCGCTTTCTACGGTGCTTGTTACACTAACCGTTGATGTAGTTCTCTTTGATTTGTCAGTTAATTCTAATGTTGGAGAAGAAGCTGCCTTTCTTGGCACTATTCTCAAACTCTGACTTCCTGTAGATGTAGTTAATACTTCCATATAAAAGTAACAAATACCTAAGTAATTGTTTTAAACAAATATAACAAAAAAAGGGCAACTACGAATAGTTACCCTTTAATAATAGTAAAGTAGTTAATTATACTTGAACTAAAGTAGGAGCAGTTATTGTTCCTGATAGTCCAATAAATTCACTTACTGGGAATGTAGCCTGAGTAGAATCTACGTTACAGAAACTAGCAGGAGAAACTTCCATAGCAGTAAACGTTAGGTTATATCCATTGAAATCTCCTAAAGCATTACCAGTACTTACAGTACCTGCTGTTACATCAGCACCATTGTCTTTACCCATAAGCATAACATTATCGTTATGGTCTACAATAAAGATATGAGGTCTACCTGAAGCTAATAATTTCAACTCCTTATTGTCCTCTTTAGTTAACTTCTTAAAAGTTACATTTAGCACTTGCTCATAGAAAACAGTTCCGTTCTCACGAGAAGCATTGATAGTTTGTTCAAAAGAATTGTTTCCTTTGAGTTCGTATTCGAAAAGTCCGAAGTCAGTAGCACTTGTGCAGTCAGTAATCTCACTAGTAGATGCGTCTACTGTATAAGTTCCCAAAACACCGTAATCCACTAAGTAAATACTCTTAATACCTGCTACAGAGTCTTTACAAGCTTCAGCTCTTGAACGTGTTAAATTACAAGCCATAGTTTTATTTTTTTTATTAAAAAAGGGTAGGCA